AAAGCTAAGCATAATAACAATAACATAATTATTCATCATCTAAACCCAATCACAATCAAACAGGTAATGTCTCATGATCCTTGTGTGTATGATTTAAATAATCTTATATGCGTTTCTGATAAAACCCATAAAGCAATTCACTATGGCAACCTAGATCGACTTACGCCATCCCAACCGATAGAAAGAACTCAAGGAGATACAAAGTTATGGTAACGGATTCAATTCTACAATCCATAAAATCAATGTTAGGAGGTATTACTGAAGAGTGTGAAACCTTCGATGATCAACTTTTACTCTTCATTAATACTGCCTTTTCGATTCTCCATCAATACGGTATTGGTCCGGAAGAAGGTATCGACATAACCAAAGATACAACTTGGTCTGAAGTAATAAACGAAGCAAGACTTAACATGGTTAAGACCTATGTTTATATCAAGGTTAAATTATTATTCGACCCACCAAGCTCTTCATTTGTAATTGCGGCTTTACAAGAACAACTTAAGGAAATTGATTGGCGAATTAGGGAGGAGATTAGTTGTTATGGTCAATAATTACTCATGGGATTTAGACTCCAATTATATAGCTCATTATGGAGTTCCACATGGTCATGGTCCTAACGGCGGATCTGGTCGATATCCATGGGGGTCTGGAGCTAAATGGGGAAAGACTCCATTAGGGCGCGGAATAGAGAAGGTAAAAGGATTCTTTAAGAAAAAGAAACCTACAACCTCAAATGTTGAAACCTCAGAAGCTAAGAGAGAAGTAAATACTTCACTTGCAGCTGAATCCGAAAAAGCTCATGAACTCAATGAACGTATTGATGATATGATTCTTACATTATATACGGATAAGTTAGATAAAGAAAGAGGAAATACTAATCCTCATTTATCCGATTCAGATAATTATAAAAATAGATTATCTGAGTTAATGGCTGAACGTGAGAAAGATAATCCATATTATCAGATTCCTGAATATAGAGAAAAAGCTAATAGATACGAAGAACTTCATACTCTTATAGGAAGATATTTCGAACCTAAGTTTCAGGCAATGGAAGATAATTACAAACAAGGTTCACAGAAATATAAAGAATTGGAAGCTCAGTATAAACCAATTTTCGAAGAATATAAGAAAATTTCCAATGAAGTTTTAAATGAGACAAACAAATGGGATGAAAAATTAAAACAATACAATTCTCAAAAATCAGCAGAGTCTCATGAATCTCAGCGTAAAGCCGCTCTTGAGTCTGGTGATAGAAATGAGATTGCTAAGTATTTCAATGAATCATCATACTCTGAACTTCAGCAGGCTTTAAACAAGGCTAATCTTAAAGATCAGCTTAATAAATCTCTTGAAGAGGCTTATAAAGCAACTCAGACAAAAACCGAATCAAAAGATGATTGGACTGATTATGTTAAGCAGGAGCTTTGGTCTGGAGATCTTAACCGTATCATGAAGGTTGCTTCTGATAAATCCGTCAACTCTAACGATTTAAATAATGCGATTGCTAAGGCTAATACAATGACAACAACTAATCGCGCTTTAAATCCAACAAAAGCTGATAAGTTTAACGCTGCTATAGATAAAGCAACTACTGTTTTAGATAAAGCAGTTAAAGCTTATGATTCTACATCACAGGCTTGGAATACTGTTGCTGGACTTTATAATACTTATGGTAAAGATACTAAGAAACTCACAATGTTACCAACAAACATTAAGAATTTCGATGCTCAGAAAGTTCAGGAAGCAGCAAACAAGAAATGGGAGAGTTATATTAAGCAGGAGCTTTGGTCTGGAGATATTAAACGTATTATGGCTGTTGCTAATGACAAATCTGTATCCAATAAGGATTTAGATAATGCTCTTAGCAAATATCGTGTAATGGATAAACAGTTACATCCTGAAAAGTATGAAACTAAGGATGAAGAGAAGAATAAGAAGGGTAAGAAGAAATGATGAATAATTATTCTTCTAATTTGGATTACATTTCTCATCATGGTATCTTAAACCAGAAATGGGGTCAACGTAATGGGCCACCATATCCTCTTCGTGGTGGTGATTATTCCAAAGCAGAGAGAACAGCTATTTTCAAAAAGCGACATCATAGAAATTCTATCTATAACAAGAAACATTTCGATGAAGTTCTTAAGAAAGAAGACACAACACTCTCTACGCTATCATACGATAAGGATAGATTAAAAGGAGCTGATTATTTCTACGCTACTCATATAAATAGAGATAAAGCTCTATATGGAGCATTATTTAATCATAAGATTACAGATGCAGATGGAAATAAAACCTTCAAGTGGAAGATAGATAATAAACTTGCAGATGATATGAAAGTTGCATCTGAAGATTCTGGTGTTAAAGCATTTTCTGATTTATATGAAAACGATAGGGATTTCTATAATTTCGTTAAAGATCCAGAAAGACTTAGAAGATGTTTTGTAGATTCTAAATACGGATTTAAAGGGTATAAGGAAGCTAAGAAATCTATCGAAAAGATGGATAATGATAACTATAAACCATCATCTGACGATTTAGCTAAGGTTTATAGACTTTGGAATTATGTCATACCAAATGATGGCGGAGGAGATTCAAGAGTAGCTAAAGATGTTCTTAATCAGCGTACCAAATTCTTTAATAAACTTAAAGAGTCTGGTTATGGAGCTGTATTGGATACAAATGATGCTATTTATGGACGATTTAAAGCCCAGTCTCCAATTATTGTATTTGATGTTACACAGGTAATACCAGATTCAATAAGAAAAACTTCAATTTACGATAAGAGATTTGCAGAAGTACAACTTGTTGTAAATAAACTCTTAGATAAGGTGGTGTAAACCAAATGCTTTCTAATACAGCAGTGCCTAAATACTACGGACAGTTTAGAGATGCTGTCATTAGAGGTGAAATACCTGTAAATAAAGAAATTTCCATGCAGATGAATCGAATAGACAGAAGAATAGCAGACCCGCGATATTACTATGATGATATAGCGGTTGATGCTTGGATAGATTTCTGTGAATCAGAACTGACTCTTAGAGATGGCTCTGATTTTTTTATGCTTGATTCATTCAAACTCTGGGGAGAAGACATCTTTGGATGGTACTACTTCGTAGAGAGTTCTGTATGGAATCCAGAAACTCGAAAGTATGAACCTAAACTTATAAGAAAGCAACTCACAACCCATCAATATCTGATAGTTGGACGAGGTGCTTCTAAAACAGGTTATGGTGCATGTATTCAGGGTTACTACGTAGCCGCCAATACATTAACCACTCAGCAAGTTGTTACAGCTCCTACAGAAAGACAGGGTAATGAGACTCTGGCTTATCTTAAGACTGCAATAGCTCGTTCAAGAGGACCATTGTTTAAGTTCTTAACTCAGGGTTCAATCAACAACACAACTGGTAGTGGAGTTAACAAGTTGAAGTTAGCTTCTACTAAGAAAGGTATCCAAAATTTTATCACCAACTCTTTAATAGAGTTTTGTCCTATGGATATAGATAAACTTCAGGGACGAGGTGATAAAGTTGCAACTGTCGATGAGTGGCTTTCTGGTGATGTAAGAGAATCACCGATTACTGCTATTGAACAGGGTTCTTCTAAGAATGATGACTATATTATAGTTGCGTTCTCATCAGAGGGTACTGTTCGTAATGGTATTGGTGATACGATCAAAATGGAGCTGATGGATATTCTCAAAGGAGATTACATCAACGACCGTGTGTCAATCTGGTGGTATAAACTGGATGATGTCTCTGAAGTCAATAACCCAGCGATGTGGCTTAAGGCAAATCCAAACATCGGTAAGACAGTATCTTATGAAACTTATCAGCAGGATGTCGATAAAGCAGAGCATAACCCAGTTGCTCGTAACGATATTCTAGCTAAGAGATTTGGTATACCTATGGAAGGGTATACTTACTTCTTCACATTTGAAGAGATACAACCTTTCAAATTCAAACAAGATTATTGGGAGTTACCATGCTCACTTGGTTGTGACTTATCTCAAGGTGGTGACTTCTGTGCCTTTACTTTCCTTTTTCCATTGGCGGACGGCTCATTTGGTATAAAGACTCTTGATTACATCTCTGAATATACCATGAGCCAGCTTCCAATGGCTATGAGAGTAAAGTATGAACAGTTTGTAGCGGAAGGTAGTCTAATTGTCATGAATGGAACTGTACTTGATATGCAGTTAGTTTATGATGACTTAGACAGGCATATACAGAGTCATAGATATACAGTTTGTTGTTTAGGTTATGACCCGTATAACGCAAAGGAGTTCATAAATCGTTGGTGTGTAGAGAACGGTGAATTTGGAGTAGAGAAGGTTATTCAGGGAGCTAAGACGGAGTCTGTGCCTCTGACCGAGATAAAGAAACTAGCCGAGCAGAGATTACTGAAGTTTGATGAACAGCTATTCTCCTACACAATGGGTAACTGTATTGTTATTGAAGACACTAACGGTAATAAGAAATTAATGAAGAGAACCTATGAAGCCAAGATTGATGCTGTAGCAGCTCTTCTTGATGCATTCGTAGCTTATAAGTTAAATAAGGATTTATTCTAAGGAGGACTAAATATGGGTTACGGTAATATTGGTGGTTGGCCGGTTCAGTTTGGTCAACAGAATCAGCAACAGTCATTCTCACCACAGCCAATGAGACGCGAATTACTACGTGTTACTGGAGAGGATGGTATAAAAGCATTACCTCTTAATCCACTTGAATCAGTTGTAGCTTTTGATGAGACAGAGAGCAATATCATGTGGGTTAAAGTTATGGATGCAGCAGGCTTTCCAACACTAAAGAAAGCTAGATTCGAATTTATCGAAAATGAAACAGCACCAGTTTCAGGCGATTATGTAAGTAAGAAAGACTTTGATGACTTATGTAGTAAGTTTAACAAGTTAATGGAGGAATTAGGTAATGGCAAATCAGATTCTTGATTTAATCGACAGACAGAAACCGGCTCAACAGACACAACAGGGTCTTCCTACTTCACTTGACGACCCAAGAATGCAGCAGGCGAAAGACTATGTTCAAAATCACGGTGGAAATCCAAAGGCCGCCTTTTATCAGCTCTGCAAAGAGAAGATGGTAAATCCTGCTACGATAATTAGTCAGTTTATGGGAGGACAGATGTAATGGATCAGAAAGCAATTGATATTGTAAAAGATTATGTTGAAAAGCATTTGGATAAGTCGGATGTAAAACCGGAGTTTGAGGTTTACACTGTTTGGAAATCCAAAGTGCTTCAGAACTGGAAGTATCTACTGTCAACAACTCTGTTTGATGGTATGTACTACGAGTTAACTTTCAACGGCGATAAGAATGAATGGTATCTGGATGCCTACAAGAAGTTTGAAAATGTTGTGATACCTAGTTAAGGATAGGCGGATAGAAAGCATTCGAATAAGTCAAAATTATTTCAACATATACCAGAAAAGCGGGTGCGAAAGGTAAATGTAGGTGATTGAAATGAACAGTATTATCGAATTGATACAGATGGCGGCTGAGGGTAGACCATATACACCACCAAGTAATGATATGCGAATTAAGATACCAAAACAGTCTGAAAAAAGAGGAGAATCAAAATGAATTTTGCAAGTGCATTTATCTCTCTTCAGAGAGGACATAAGATCAGAAGACATCATTGGTCAGGTTTCTGGAAGCTTGAGGACGACATGGTTATGATGTATACCTACACTGGTGACGTCATAAGACTCGTGGACACAAAGGATGTGATGTATACATTATCAAATTGTGCCTGTGATGACTGGGAACTTGCTGATGATTACGGAGCTTCAAAAGAGCTTAAAAAGTAATAATATGCGGTGGCGGAATAGACAGGGTGTATGAAGTGGTATACGCTTTTGAAACCTTGGTAAAGTCTCGATGAACTTCAGGCAATAGTAGACGCGCCTAAATTATGTAAAACAGGAGTCAGTGTTTCCTAATAGGTTATAATTGGGTTAACGTGCGTGGAAGAATCGTTATAATGTGAAGTGCAAATCTTCACCCATATTAAGTATTAAGTATTAAAGGAGTTATCATGTCAACAATCTTAGCACGTGTAATTGGAGGTGGGTCGTCTGCTGGTACAGCAACGGCAAGAGACGTATTAGCAGGTAAGACATTCTCTA